GTTAATTAGACACGAGGATAGAGCAAAAAAAATTATTGAGCGTATTGTCAAAAAGAATGGAACAATAGAAGAACTCAATGCAACAATGAGAGCATTGTTTCATGCTCTACCCACTAAAGCTGGTAGTTCAAAATACAATCAAAGTAGTCCTGCAGTTTTTGGTATCTCCTTGAAAAAAATAGGATCTGGAGATGCACGTATAGAATTTGCAAACCATTCACAAGCGTTTTTTAAATCTTTAGAGTCAATTCGCATGACATATCTACACACTGTTTGCGATTTATCTACAAAAGAGGTAGATGGAATGACAACTTTAGGTACACAGGATAGTAAATTTGTTGTAGAAAATGGAGAGCATTATACTTATAGTTTTCAGATAAAAGCAAACGATTCTAAAAAAATAAGTGGTTTGAAGTATGAACCTACCATGAAGGGAGCTGCAGCTGCTAGAGTAGGAAAGGCAACTGTAGAACTTGTTGTGGATAAGATGAGATCACCGTATTATAATAAACAATTTGATAAAAGTGCATCTGCATATCCTCAAAATGCAGAACAATTTTCTCAACCCGCTACTCTTTCATTGTATAAAACTAAAATATCAAATATACATAACATGGCACATGTTACTACCAATGTTAGAAGTGTTGATGAAGCGATTGACAATCTCTTATTAACTTTTGGAACTCAACCTCACGTTGCAAACATTAAATTACAACAGATAACATGGTTGAATGAGATATTAAGTTTGCCAAAAAATAAATTAAATTCTTTTGCTACTGATATGGTATTCATAGCAAAGAAAGAGGGTACAAGATACGGTCCTTTCGCAAAAATATTCTGATGTCTAAGAACACTCACCTAGAACATCTAGAAGATAGCATCTTGTTGGACGGAAAACAAGGTGCTAAAGATGCTTTTATGTTTTTAGATGAGTTGGCAAGGGTATTTACAGGGACTCAAAAAAATAATTTTAAAATTACTACAAAATGGGATGGTGCTCCTGCTATATTTTGTGGTATTCACCCAGATACCAAGAAATTTTTTGTTGGTTCAAAATCTATATTCAACGTCAATGCAAAAATTAATTATACAGCAGAAGATGTAGATGTAAATCATGGCAGTTCACCTGGTCTTGCTTCCAAACTAAAGGATTGTTTAAAATATCTACCAGAATTGGGGATACAAGGAATGGCACAGGGTGATTTGTTATTCACTGACGATAAACAGAAGCAAAAAATAAATGGGACTGACTGTATTATATTTCAACCTAATACTATAACATATTGTATACCAAAAGAGGATGAATTGTATGAAAAGGCATCAAAAGCAAAGCTTGGTGTAGTATTTCACACCGCATACTCAGGTAAAACTATGTCAGAAATGTCTGCAAGTTTTGGATATGATATATCAACGTTGAATGACAGTAATAATGTACTGGTTTTAAGTGCTGAGACAGGGCAATTGGGAAAAGATCTTTTACTTACAGAGCAAGAGAAAAAACAGTTAGGAAAATTAAAAACCACAAGTGTGAGATCCCTAAGTAATGCGTCAAAGTTTTTAGATAAGGTAGCAGAACAAATAGCATCCAAAGATCAACTAGTTATAGGAACTAGACTTAAGATATTCTTTAACAAATATGTTCGTGAAGGTAAAAAGATAAGTACGCCAAAAACATTTGTCAAAGAATTTCAAGATTATTTTGAGACTGAGGTAAAGAAGGCAGCAGATAAAGTTAAGACACCTAAAGCAAAAGCAAACAAACTTACAAAATTATATGATGGATTAGACATGATAAAAGACCATCAAACTGCATTGATGAGTACGGTAGATCTGTACGTTACTTTACAAACTGCAAAAGAAATGTTTATTCGTAAACTAGAAACTGGTGAACGGTTTGGAACTTACCTTAGAACAGAAAATGGATATGATATAACTGCACCAGAAGGGTATGTTGCTATACAGGATGGTACAAATGCTGTTAAATTAGTTGATCGTTTATCTTTTAGTGTGGCAAACTTTAACGTAGAAAAAAATTGGGTTAACGGAGACACACCACAATGAAGAAAGCAGTATTTACGTTTGGTAGATTTAACCCACCCACTATAGGGCATGAAAAACTTATAAAAGCGGTGGCAAAAGAGGCTGGTTCTGATGATTGGTTTATAATACCATCACAATCACAGAAGAAAAAAACCGATCCATTACCATATGATATCAAAACAAAGTATATGAAGATGATGTTTCCGTGGGCAGCATCACATATTGATGATAAAGCATGTTGCAATACTATTATTAAAGTGGGAGCTCATTTAATGATGAAAGAGTACACTGATATTGTAATGGTTGTTGGTTCTGATAGGGTAGCAGATTTTGATAAATTGCTCCAAAAGTATAATAGAACGGATGATTACTCATTTAGCACTATCGTTGTCAAATCTGCGGGGGAAAGAGATCCAGATGCGGAAGGTGCTACAGGAATGTCCGCAAGTAAGATGAGAGAGGCAGCATCAAACAAAAAAACTAGGGATTTTATAGCGGGAATACCCGATACATTGACCGTAAATCAGAAGTTAGAGCTAATGCAAGAAGTTAGAAAAGGAATGGGTTTATAAATAACTTTGATATGTACACATATATTGATGAAAAGTCTCGCAGACTTCACTAAAAAATCCAAAGTTGCGGAAGCAAACATTACTCGTGATAAGTTCTATAAGAACGAGGTATATAAAAAGGGTGAGTGGATTTTAACTGAACAAGGACAAGTTGGTAAAATACACCGCAGAGGTCCTAACTACGTGTTATGTCTCACTGCAGAGAATACAAAGTTCCGCAGTTGGATTACAGACATAAAAGAAGTATTTGAGATTGGAACTGATGCATATCGAGAGTATGTAATGTCGCTTACGCCAGGTCAGAAAACTGTAAAACCCTCTGGCACTGTGAAAGTTAAGCAAACCATTCCAACACACCCTACTAAAGATAAGATGGATCACCACGAGGAAAAAAGTCTAGCACAAGTTGCTGCAGATATGATGTCTGGTAAATCAACCAAGTCATTTAACTATAATCGTTTCGATGAAAACTGGAGATATGATTACTCCGCAAAAATTGGTAACACAGACATTAAAGGTCTTGGTGCCGATGGCGTAGGTGGCGGTGACGCACCTGGCATGAAACTTGCTGAACCAGAAGGCGGTAAAGGCAAACCATCCATCAAAAAAGTACAACATTCCTGTGCTACTAAGGTAGAACATAGTGAGTGGGGCAAAGGAAACTGCTTAAAAGAACAACATACACTCGATGAAGAAGGTAATATCACACATTATGATGTTATGTTTGAGCACGGACTAGAGCAGAATGTTCCAGTTCCTTCACTCAACGTACTTGTTAGTGAGATGCACGAGCATGCAATCAACGATGACAAGAACGTAGAGATTCTTGATGAAAAGAAAAAGAAATTAGATCCAGTTGGTAAGGAAGACGGTGATGTAGATAACGATGGTGATAAGGATTCATCTGATGAGTATCTAATGAAGCGTCGTAAGGCAATCGGCAAAGCGATGAAGAAAGAGCATCATCAAAAAGACGCTGATGGTAAAGTAATCGAGCATGATGAAGAGGAAGTAACGGAGGCAAAGAAAGGTCTCTATGCTAATATTCATGCCAAGAGAGCAAGAGGAGAAGCACCCGCAAAACCTGGCGATAAGGACTATCCTGCTAAAGATGCTTTCAAGAAAGCAGCAAAGACTGCTAAGAAAGAAGAGGTAGAGGTAGAGACTGAGAGCATGGCACAAGCACGTGCTAATGTTGGTGCATCTACATGTTGGAAAGGTTACAAAGCGAAGGGAACTAAGATGAAAGGTGGGAAGAAGGTTCCTAACTGTGTTAAAGAGTTCTCCGAGTGGAGAAAAATTACTGAAAAAAAGTAAAAGGTCCTGTGGAGGTCATGCCAGAACTGGATGACCCCGATGGCATGAAGTCAGGACAAGAAAAGAAAATGCCTAAAGTTCCGAAACAAAAGATTAAAGAAGCTTGCAATCACACCAAAGGTGGTGTAGACTGTCCACAGCAC